AAGGTTGTGGCGGATGGCGTAAAAGTGCCGTAATCGTATTTAGTGCCGGGATATACCGGGTATTCATTTTGCAGGTAATCAAACGTCCGAACCATCACCCATTCACCTCGAAGCTGAAAAAGGCGGCAACGTAACCCGGTAAGGATGTCGTTTAACATTTCCTTTGACTTCCGAAAAGTGCTTACATTTTCCATCCAGGATCGAGGGATGTTTTTTACCTCCGCTAAGTCAGCACTGCTATTATCCGCAGGGTAAAGGCTGAAAAAGATAGATAGGTCAAACTCCAAACCGGTAAGCGCAAGGTTTCGGGAAATGATTTCGGGTAAGTTGGTGAAGCTCTCATCAATGGTAAAGGGTGCTTCAATCTCATCCAATTGCGCCACGTTATCGCTGAAGGTTAACTTCACTTGAATAGGATTGGTTCTATATTCGTTAACCACGTCATCAAGGACAATGTACCCCCGAAATTGTAATACGTTATCCAAATATATGCTGCATCGAAGGTCGGTAAAGGCATTTACCACGAAGTCAGCCGGATCAATCGGATTGGCGTCGGTGTCTATGAACCGCAGCCTTGCAACGGTTCCCATAAGGCCATAAAGTGGACTTTCACCCGCTGCACGCTCTAATGTTACCGGTTGCTCCGGTGGCATGGCAAGTTCGGTATCATATCCGTAAAAGTCCGGTGCCTCGATTTCCACAAGGGTTACATTGCCCCGGACGCTGGTAAAGGTGGAGTAATATTTTGTGTAATACATATCTATACCGTTGGTGCCGTGTAGCTCAAATATTGAACAATAATATTATCTCCGTCCCATGTATAACCGGGATCAACCTCTCCGGTAATCGTGCTAACGTCAATGCTAACGCCGGCAATCGGTGCGCCGTCCTGTGTAAAGAATGAAATGGATCCATTCAAAAACACGCCAATAACCCGAATCAGGCCAACTAAGTCAGGGTCAATCAAGGCCCCTGTTTGGCTGGCGTATTGCTTTACATAAGTTGACGGAGGGTTGAGCTGGTAGGTTGTAAAAGTATCTAAGTCGAAGTTATACCAGTAAAGGGTGTTGGTGTCCGCATCAATGCACATATCGCCGTCAAGTAGCCCGCTTGCCTGCCATACGCCTAACTCGTAGGTGTCGTAAACAGGTATCTGAGCCGAACCGATTAGATTGAGGTATTGTGCCATTGTTAACCGAATAATCTGCCAAAACTCCTGCTGGCATTGTTGTTTGAATAATAAATATCTTGGCCTCTAACTATCGAAAGGTTACCACCTCCGCCGCCGCCCATTTGCATCGCAACGCCGCCGATAATGTTAGCTAACTGAGAAAGGGGAATAACCGCCTCGGGGCCGCCATCGCCGATTAGAGCAGGTGTTGGTGAAGCTACAACGCCACCCCTCGCCAACTTTAAACCACCATTAGCAAGGCTGCTAAGTGCCGCACCTGCAACAATTAAACCAATACCTGCGGCAAGTCCTAAAGGCCCGGCAAATATACCTGAACTTAAAGCCGCTTGCAAGGCCACCATTGCCTTAGAAACTGCCACTACCTGAACCCCTAATGATGTAACGGCTTGGCCTATAACCCCTGCAAAACGCCTTATTCCGCCTGTTATGTCCCCGCTTCCTAATGCCGTTCCTAATGTTTCCGCAAAGCCTACAACCGAATTAACAGCGATTGATTCCAATGCTGAATTGATGGAAGCGACCGCCTGCTGTGTTGCGGTTTTGGTTGTATCTACCTTTGCCACTATGGCATTCATGGTAGCATTGAAATTAGTTAGCCCTGCCGCCTCGCTGTCAATACTGGGCAAAACAATTCCGCCCTGAATTTCTTTTATTTTTAGTGCTATTGCGTCAATTTCATTTTGGTAGTTCTGAAATACCACCGGGTCAAAAGTTAGTTCCTGCTGCCCCCTGAGTGCCTGTATTTCTTTGTTAAGTTGAGCGATTGAGCCGATTGGCAGGAAGTTCAATGTTTCAACCGCAACGGCCTTTAATTCGGTTGTGTTTTTAGCTAATTCCTTTACCGCTGATGCTTGGCTGTTAGTTGCCTTTGTAGCCGCAACTTGTTTTTGACCTAAGTTAGCCGTTGCCGCTGCGCCTGCATCAACAAATTCCACATAAAAGTTAGCTTGGTCGGTTAATTTTTTTAGCTCTAAATCTAAACTTTTGGTTGATAGTGCCAACTGATCTCGGGCAAATTTTTGCTTTTCCTCTGCCGTAATTGTAACAGAGCCTGTGGATGTTCCTGTGGTGCTACCTCCGAAAACAATGCGCGTTCCGGTTCTTGCCTCCGTTATTTGCCTTTCAGCTTCAGCAGCTAATAAAGCCTTCTTTTCTAATACCGCTAATTGTTGAGCTGCAATTTTGCTTAATACATCTTGCGCCGCCCTTGCCTTTGATGCTGCTAAAATATCAGCCGTTAGCCGCTTGTATGCGTCCCCTGTTTGGCCTGCCAATATTTGTTCGTTGGTAAGGTTGCCAAAATAAGCAGGGTATTTCTTTTGCAGTTCATCAACGTAAAAAAGCCTTTGTTGCTGTGAAAGATTTACATTGTTTATTCCTTTCACAAGGCTATCCAATCCTGATATTTCTTTACCTGCCGCCGCCTGTGCGGTTGTGGCAAACTCCGCCACCGCTTTATCCAAAGACTCAACCGCCTCTGCTGCCGCCGCTGCGCTTGCTGCACCCTGTTTATTACCTTCGAAAAACTTTGCTATTTGCGGCCCAAAAGCGATTAAGGCGGACGTTACCGCACTCACTCCGATTGCTATACCAGCAGGGCCGGCAAGGGCAGAAAACAAGGATTTTAACGCCGCCCCGGTTGAACCTGTCGAAGCCTTTAAAGATTGGAACGAAGATATTAAAGGGTCAATGTTGTTAGCTATACCGATAATTCCAAAAGGTGCATCCTGAACGACACGCCCAAAGTTTGTTAATGTCGGATTGGCATTTGCAACCGCTTTATTTACATTATTCAAAGCCGCTGCGCTCTTAGCCGCTGCAGGTGGTATTTGGGTGCTTAATGTGGCTGCAAGGTCTTGTAGGCGTTTCTGATAAACAGATATAGCTCGGGGGTCTTCGGTCTTGCTTAGTAGGGATTGTAACCTTTTAAATTCATTGGTAGATGCGATAATTGCCCCATCAACATTTGCAAAACCATTCTTAGTAGTCTTTACAAAATCATTAATAGACTTTACCGCTGCATCCAAATCAGCCCCTACCAATATTTTAAATTCCGCCGCCATTTCTCCGTAATTTTAATTTGTTTGCATACTCAAGTTGCGCCGCCGTCCATTCTTGGGAGAAGGTGCCGCCGCCGCTTGGACTGTCAAGCAAAGGTAAAGGTAAAATATGTTCCGGCTTTAGGCTGTTCTTTTTTACATGGGGTAATACCTGAATAAAGGCAAATTGCCTTTGGTAGGATAAATCGCATTGCTTGGCATATTCGTGCGCCGCCTGCATTTCCTGAAATTGGCCGTAGGTGAGGCGGTAATATTCCCAGGGCTTTAGCTTCAATTCACCGTAGGCATAACGCCTGAGTAGTGCTACTTGGTCTGCTTTTTTTTTGCCGTCTTATCTTCGACGCCCTTGTTTATGTCAGCTATAACCTTAGCCGCCTGGCTCTTATTGTACTGCTCGGTTAAGGCCTGATAAGCATCGTTAACCGGGTTATCTTCCAGAAGTTGGTACACTTCCCCTAATGACTTAAAGGCTGCCGGCAGGTCGTTCAATTCGCTGTGGTTAATGTTACCAAAATAGATAACGAAGGCGATAAGGTTAGTGGCAGTAAATGAACCGCTGCCGACCTTCTTTGCAACCGCCTCAAAATATGCTTCCTGAAATAGCATGCCCAGATGCACGCCAAATTCTTTGTTTCCGATTTTGTATGTCATAAGGCCAAAGATAAATAAAATTTTACAACAGGATAAAAAAAAGGCGCGGCAGTTTAATGCCACGCCCTAAAAACCAACCTCATGCTATTTTACAGCGGGTCAACAATGTTGCCGTTAATTCTCATTTCAACCGCGCAAGTGGCGGCTCCCTCTTCTGGGAAGCTGCTATTTGTGGAAAGTATCGTTACATCAAACTCCCTTGCAAAGATTGTAGGGGTGATGGCATCGTCCGCAATTAGTATTTCCAAAATGGTACCTGCATCCTTTGCGGCCTTAAATTCCTTTGCTGTGAACACGGTGGTAGGGTTGTAACTGCCCTCTTCAAGGTGCTGCAAGGTCAAACTAAAGCTGTTATCCTGGTTACCCTGCATGAAAAAAGAACCGCATTTACTGGTGGCGTCAACCTCATTAAAAGCGTCCTGCAATTCGCTGGCAAGCTCACATAAAGCCGGAATAAAAACATTTGCCGTTAAGGTGTATTCCTTTACAAATACTTTGAGTAATTTCGTGTTGATTGGTGTATTAGCCATTTGATAGTTCGATTAAGATTGTAAATTGTCGCCGATATAATATTCGGTTGAACAAATTTACAACGCTTGTCGAACTATTTTGCACCTGCTTATTCAAAACTGCAAAGTTGGGAACTAAAAACGAATTATCGCCCACCCACGTCAAGACGTTATCGCTCAGCGTATCGGTCACCAAATTACCACCCCTTACCGCTGCGTCATTGTATATTGATAGGTCAACCGTAGCAGCATAGGCAGTGCAGTGTTTGGCGCCATTTTCGACGTAAGCAATTGAGGTAAGGACAACCATTGGGAAGTCGCCTTTTGGGTCTGCTATTCCATCATAAACGATAAAGGTGCCAGCAAAATAGTCGGTAATTGCTTTTCTTATGTGGCGGATTGGGTCAATCATTTTAATTGCTTTAATTCATTCAGAAACTTCTCGTAATATTCTTTAACTACATAGGTCATGTGTGGTTGCGCCCTCATTCTGCCATCTCCGGTTCGGTAAAACTCCTTTGCAAAAGCCTCCATGCCCGCCGGAATTTGAACCTGCGAACCGGTACCAAAGTCAACAAATGGAGCGTATTTAATCGGGTTTTCAAAAATATATTCAAAATCATTTACCTGCTGAAATTGAAAGCCTGATTTGAGAAAACCGCCAAATCCTGTTTTTTTATTAACCGGCAGTTTAGCATTAACCACCCTTGCAGCTTCGCCCATGTTACGTGCCAAACTTTCTTCAATATCATCTTTGAGGCGAATAAACTCCGCCCCGATTTCTTTGGCAATATCCCCCTTTATGTCTATACTGAAAGCCATACGTCCCTATCTAATCTGTTTGCGTTCACCCTGACATTGCGGAGGCGGATTGTTTCAAAGGCATTATCCACCTTCATAAAGCCGTACAAAGCGGAGCTAATTACCATTTCAGGTTGCCATGTGAACCCATGCTTATAATTTACCTCCAGTGTGAAGTCGGTAGCAGGCTGGTATGCTCCAAATGAAACCTGGGATTGATTATTAACTTTAATATTGGCCCATGTGGGAGCTAAATACATGACCTCAAGTGCCTCAGTAGTGCCGCCGTAACCGTCATCCGTTTGAATGATTGTATACACTGTTATTTGTTCTCGTGCTGTCATTAATAGTTTCCAATTTTATAAGCATCAACAATAGCCACCGCCTTACTATCCCACGCCTCTGCCGTCTTATCATCCCGGAAAGTGTATAGGTGGCCTGCCTGATATTTGACCGCTTCGGCTAATTCGGTATTGGTTTCGGCAGTAGTCGTATATTCAATTTTCCACTCCTTGCCAATTAGTACCGGGTAAAATGTGTCGCCGTCCAGATAGTAATCGTAACCTTCTGCCATCGGTTCCATTATCGCAGGGCATTTGCGCCGGTACACATCAAGAACAAAGAAAACAGGTGCCAACGGTAACCGGAACGCCCCGGTAAGTGTCGCCTTGGTAGTTACGTCCTTATATGTCAGGCTTATGTTTGCGGCTTGCTCAACTAAGCCCCTTGCCGCCTTAATGTAGGCTGCTAATTGAGCGTCGTAGGCGTCGCCTTCAATCTGTAAATACAGCTTTAAATCAGCCACCGTAACCGGCTCCGCTGCGTAGTCTTGCAGCTTTGAAAAGATGGAAATTATTCGATTCATAAATCAAAGGTAAGTTCTTTACCTGTTAATGCAAAATACAGGTTTTGAAGCTGGTGAACATACTCTATAAGGTCGCCGTAATCTTGCAATCCATCTTCACCCCATACGCACGGGAATAGCCTTTTTTGTGTGCCACCAATTATAAAATCTCCATACTGAAAAATATAATCAGTAGTTGAACTTTTGTTATCAAACCCCGCCTTTACCAATATTTCAGGCGTTAATGGGATGCCTACAATAGAGCATTCGTCCATACCTTGCTCAATGTGCAAAATGTGTTCTGCATCAATTTTAAATGGGCCTTCTTCGTATGGGGATTGACACCAATTACCAACCCTTAACTCATTCGATTTCATAGTATAAATTGTTTTAGTTGTTCCAAATCATTCAACCCCTTTATCTTTTCCCACCTTGCAAACGCCGCTGCACTCCATGCCTGATAGTTTGCCCCTATTTCCTTTACCGCCGTTTTGATTTGCGCCTTGTCGCTAATATAGTAGGCAGCATCCCCGCAAACTTCCCTAATGCCTGGTATGTCGGTTGCGATAATCGGCAGGCTTTGGCTGAGTGCTTCGAGGCAAACGGTGCTATACCCTTCGCTTCGGGATGGCAGGCAGAAGTAGGATATGCAATTATAAAAAGGTAAAGGATCGGGCATGTAAGGCAATATAGTTACATTGCCAACCGAACGCCTTACCGCCCTGTCAAGTGCCAATACCTGCACTCCGCAATCATTCGCCCAATGACCGCCCTTGCTCATGCTTAGGTTGATGAACCCTACCTGATGGCCCACATAGGCCCTATCCTTTAACGGCTCCAACCGATTGACCGGCCTAAATACCATACTTGGAACATTAACAGGGTATTTCTTTTGCAGCCATTCGGAGCAATATATTACCGCATCACATTTAGCCCTTATCGGCTCGTCACGGTGCAGGCAGGCTATTATACGCTTGGCCTTTACACTACCTGCCAACATCGCCGGGCAAATAACGGTATCGAAGCCCTGCGAAGGCTTGCCGGTGAATAGTGGTGTATTAAGTAGGTCGGATAGGTGTTTGTAAGCTAAGTCAGCCCCGGTAAAGGCGGTAAGGCGGTAGACTGCGGTACTCATGCGATAAGGTTGGTTTCGTAAATATTTCCAACGACTACTATTTCTTTATAATATCCATCATCTAATGTCCTTAAATTATGTTCTTGACCCCATGATCCTAACATAGTCTTTTTTTCAGGGTTTAAAAAATCATGGTTTAGCCCAAATACACCATGCGAAAACTCAACAGAAGAATGACCGAAAGGCGTTTGAACAATATCCCCTTCATAAATTTCTTTGCCGTTTTTATCTTGAAGGCCGGTGAATTGCATTATTGGCATAGCTTCTATAATTAAGCCTTCTTGTATCAGATAATATTCGTCCAAATCAAATAACCCAAAATGGTACATTTTATTATTGTCCATATTGTAAGCCCTAAACTTAATTTCTCTTTGCATAAGTATTATTTTTTGCTATGAATGTATCGTAAAAATCTTTTGACACAAAATAGGACATGCAGCAAACCCATCCCACAAACCATTGATTGACCGAAAAAGTAAGATGGTCAGTTAACCAACTTAAAAATATAGTTGTTATCATGGCAACTATAAACCCTACCAAATATCCCATAATAGATTAATTTAGCTACAAAATTATGTAGTCTAATTCACACTACCAAATAAAAAAAACCGCCCCCTAAAAAGGAGGCGGTGTCTATTAACCCCTAAACTGAAAATTATGCGCTAACCAAAAGGTCACCATAAATGAAAGCATCGGTACGAAGGACGGCCAGTGCCACCCTTGCCTCTGCTTTAAATGTAACGGTGTTGTTATCGAAGTTGTCGCCACGGTCATCGGTAAGTACCGCAAGGCCATCAACCTGTACAATTCCAACACGATTCCAGTCGCCTACCAACGCCTTACCAACAGGTATAAAGGTGGTCTGGTAAACAGGCAAACCGTAGATGGAAATTCCACCGTTATTGGCTACCACAACGCCGGGAGGCAATGTGTAGTCTCCGCTTGTTGCGCCCTTGTTGATGAATATCGAAAACACGTCAACAGGATTCATTACCACGCCATTAGGCTCATAATCAGCCGCACGAAGATTGGTTACCCAACCCATGATTTTTTCCACGTTGGAAGTAATTGCGCCCGGAATTTCGTCGTCGCCGCTTGCTACTGCAATTAGGTCAGCGTAGAACTCGGTATCTTCTTGCTTCAGGTATTCCGAAACCATGAATTGCGGCATAAAGCCACGAAGAAAAGGTAAGTCTTGCATCATTTGTTTTGCAACAGGTGCAAGGCCAGCAAGGTATTCTGCGGTAACGCTTTTTTGTTCAAACCTTGCATTAATTAGGCTCTTCTTAACCCCGTGTGAACTTTGGAACGCAATTGCACCTTCTTTTGCACGCTCAATGTACCATGAATAGGTACCGGTACCAGAAGGAATAATTTGCGCCAAATCCCGGAAGTGAATCCTGCGGTTTGGATTGGCTTCAACGCCAGGCCTGTAAGTTAAAACGGTTGAACCGGTCAAGTCGTCCGCTGCGGTCATGGTTCCAGCGGTTTTTGTGAAAGGTACGTTGGTTGATTCCATTGTGTTACCTTTCAGCTTGTCGCCGATGGCATCGCTGATTTGATCCAGCGTGCCTTTTGCCTTTTTGCGGCTTGCGTCGAATTGGCCGGCTTTTTCGTTAAGTTCATTAACGGTCTTTTGGATGGCTAAAAGGTCTTCGCTTTTTGCCATATCAGCGGTTGCGTCTGCAACGGCTTTTGTTAATTCGTCTTTAGTCGCTGAAGTGGCAACCTTAGCTTTAAGGTCGGTTAATCCATCAACGATTACTTTATTCATGTCTTCCATGATCGTGTAAAATTTAATTTGTGATAAATAATTGTGCTATTGCCTGCAAGTCCAAACCTTTCACTTTTTCCGGCTCCGGTGCTTTAACAGCGGCAGGAGTGGTATCTATAAGTAACTGGTGGAGCTGCTTTATTTCTAACATTAAAAGTTGAATAGTTTCATCGGTTGCGGTTGTGTTCTTGCAAAACGCCTCTAATGCTTTTATCCTGTCTTGCGCCTGCTCCGCGCTTTTAACCATTGGTGTATATTGGTTAACGCCCCAGCCTGTGAGTGCCGAACCTTCCATTAACTTGTGTTCGGTGATGTATTTAATATTACCCTCTTGGCGGCTTGCTATTTCCTTATAACCAATCGAATGTTCTTTGATTACGCCGCCCTGCACCATGACCATAAAGTCTTTGCCGAATGTGGTAGGTAGAACCGTTGCCCGGTAAAATAGGCCGTAATCGTCTTCCATCAGCTCATTTAAAGGTCCCAGATTCTTTGTTACATCATGGTTTAACAGGTACTTTATGCGGTCTCGGTTTTCGTCCAATGACTTTTTAAAAGAACCCTTAACCGCTACTTCGTTATAAGAGTCAACTTTATCGAAAGCGGAAAAGTAGCCTGCAACGGACATAGTTTTTTCATCTATGTCCTTAAATTCCAATTGTAGCGACTTGTATTCGTATATTTTACCCACGTTTGTAAAATTATTTTAGGAAATACACAAAAATTTTATACCTTTACATTTCGGAACTAATTAAATGACACGAACCACCATAGCCGAATATGCCATTTTAAGAGGCATTAGTAGCCGGGCTGTCAGAAAGGCAATCAGGAACGGCCATTACATGCCGGGTGTATTTGAAGTGGTAAGGGTCGGGAATAGATATTATTTACAGGTAGATAAAGAAAAAGTAAAATATGGAAAAAGTAGATTACCAAAACAAAGCACTTCAGACTGCTGAAATGTCAATTAAAGATTACGCCGACCTGCGAGGGGTTACGGTTGGTGCCGTTTATGATGGCATCCGGAACAAAAGGAACCAGCCGGGACTGCTGGAGACTAAATTAATTGGAACGCATTACATACTGCTGGTGGATAAGGGTAGTGTGGTTAAGGCTGAATAATGGTTTGTCGGGTAGCGGAACAGGAACGCACGAGACGGCAAATCTCGGAGGATGCAGGTTCGACTCCTGCCCTGACAACAGGTTTTGGGTTTTCGTTTATATAGCAAATCGCCTGGTGTTTCTACGCCGGGCTTTTTCATATCAAACTACCTCCCAATGGATCGCTCGGTTTCCTTATCAACCTGCCATCAGGCCCCTTCTTTGGTACGGCAACAATTCTGCATCGGCAGTTTATTACGTCCTGCGGCCCAGCTCCGTTGCTTATGTCGCCCGGATATGCCATTTGCGCCCCGCTTACCGGGTCTGTGAATAAGGCTTCCTGGTCAACCGCCACGCCATTCAATGCCCAATGATTAGAATGTCCGTTAGGTATTCTCCCCCTCGTCCGTAAGTCATTCGCTGCGCTCCATACCTTTTCCGTAACCCATTTACTCTTATCGCCTGCCGCCTGGTGGCCTGCGTTTCTTGCCCTGTTTACTTCGGTCCGGGCAATGGTTAATGACCTCTGCCTGATTGACTTAAAAGTAAGTTTTTCAAATTCCTTTGTCGCCTCAATTCGTTTTGCCACGTCTAATTGACCCCAGCCTTCACTAATTGCCGTTTCAAATAGCTTAATCAGGTTCTTGTAAGTGGTACCGGTTATTTCTGTGGTGAGCTGATTCAATGCATTATTAGTTAGGTAGTCAAACACAACTTTTAGCCAATCGGTAACGTAATTGCGTTTTTCCGCATTTTCTGCCAGCCGGTCAATGTTGCGATAGGCTCTTTCGGCTTCGTCCTGAAATACCTTATTTTCGATGGACTTTAGCACTTCGTAAATAGGCATCGGGTCAAGCTGTGAAGCTGTCGCCATTGCGCCGTATAGGTCGCCTGATTCGAGGATGGTTAA